GTCGTTGATCTGGGCAGCGCCAGCACCGGCGGCAGCCTTTACGGGTGGGGCAGAGATCTGAGCCGTTGTTACTTTTGGAGTGAAGAATCCCACAGGCGGAGTCTCTCATAAACAAGTTGCAAATGCAACTACCTTGCAGATCCCATCATTGCGCGACCCGACTGGCCAGGTCGAGAGACCAGCGAGGCTGCAGCTACTAGGCACCTTGCACACTCAATCGGTCCGGGTGATTTTTGGCTGCTAAGGACGACCGCGCCGTTCGCCTTGACAAGGGTTGCCCTGTTGACGTGCTCAGCCAGCATCTGTTCGCCGGTATGCAAAAGCCTGCCTTCGTTGATCATCGACTTGACTAGACCCGTGTATTTGATCATCTCTGCGTAACCCCAAAGGGAACGCCTGCGGACTAACGGCTCGGGCGTGTGAAGGTCCAGTGTTGGAGTGATCGCCAGTTTGAGTTTCGGGTCTTCATCCATTAGGCGTTGGATGTGTTCCCACATCTGGCGGTTTGTTTCGCAGGTAAACGCAATGCTGGCGACGATGTCCCCGTCACTGTTCAGCCCGCAATGAATACCGACGTACTTTGAATCGTCAACACTACTGTCCACAGCAAGGACGGAATTGCCACCTTCTACGGCTCGGTTTGTGGTAAAGCGCTTGTCCCATTCGCCAGGGTTGATCCAACTGTTGGCTGCCGCCACCCATAAATTGCAATGCGCCCTGAGATACTGGGATCGGTCTGGAGCTGCGGCTGCACTCTCGAGACCTTTCATCGTGATCGTCCTTCCCAGGCTGGGGTTCGCGTAGCCCCAATACTTTTGATCATCTGGCGACACGCCGCTGGGCAGGCTCCATTCCGCCATGAACAAATCCGACCGAACACCCGAGTCGATCACGCCAAGCGCCTGCTCGCGCAATTTCAGAAACGCCCTCGACGATTCGTCACCGGCAGTAGAGACAAGAAACGCAAGCGGGGACGGGACCGCGATCTGGCTGGGCTTAAGCGCCCCGAAGTACGTTGCCTCACTGATGGCCCATAATTCATCGACGATCAGGATGTCCCACGTCCCACCATGTTTCTTGCCTGTCGCGCTGTTGACCTTGTAGACAGACCCGTCGTTCATCTTCACTTGGTGCCGTCCGTACGCCCAAGTCACTTTTGCCATGTCCGATTCCTCAAGCAACTCGAACACGTCGCGCAAATCTTCAAAGACTTCAGTCGCCAGCCCGAGTTCGTGCGCGGTCGACATGATCCGAACTGGTCTGCCCCAGATCCGCGGTAGTTCGGTCAAACAGAACCCAACAAGCGCAGAAAGCATTGTTGTCTTACCATTCTGGCGGCCAGTACTTATGAGCGCGGTGCTCGATATGAAGTTCCCATCCTCATCGTGCTCGAGAGCGCCGGACAATGCCCGCAACTGCCACGGGAACAACGTGCGACCAAGATGCGCCTCACTCCAAGCCCCAACCAAAGCCGAGTAGGAACCAAATGCCCCAGTCGGCGTAACCAACCGAGGCTGTTCAACGCCAACGCCAACGATCGCAACGGTTTCATCGTGGTCTTGAACCGAATCATGACCGTTCGCGGAGATATGACAGGAAGGGGTCGGGGGCTTTTCGTTTCGTTTTGTTAAAAAATCCGTGTCGTTTTTTTGTTGATTTGGTTTCTTTGTCGTTTTTGGGTCAAGTCGGAGGTGTTCTGATCGTGCGTGTTGTTGGGCGTTTCTTTTTTGATTGAGGTATCTATTCCCGCGTGTGGCGTTGCACTTTTTGCAGGACCCGACCAGATTGTTTAGTTCGTCTGTGCCGCCGCGGTCACTCTCGATGAGGTGGTCCGCCTCGGTGCTTGGGGCTTTGTGGCACCAATGGCAGATGGGTTCGTTCTCGAGGATGATGGCTCGGTTCCGGTTGAACTCGGGGCTGTTTCGTTTTGTCATGGTGTTTCCTTTGTTGTTGGTTGAGATGGTACTACCGCCCTCGCAGGCTCGGTTGGTCTCGGGTGCGTGAACGGTCTGGTGGTTGGTGCCCCCCCCACTTTCAGTTAGTAGCTGCGGCAGGTGGCTTGGTTAGGGCGGTCGCCGTACGCCTTTTGTGTCGTTAGGGAACGCTGCACGACGTCTTACCCTCACGGCTTTTCAGGTTAGTTATCTTGAGTAGTGGGGCGCGTCGCTCTACCCTACTTCCGTAGTGTGCTTACCAACAGAGCGCAAATCCCTATGTGGCCATGGTCGTATTCAGTTGTCGAAGTTGGTGGCTGGTCTCCTCAGTTCCCTATTTAACCCCGCGAGGCACACGGGGCACCACCTCTTTAGTCTTTACGGACCCCTTGAAGGATCGCAATGCCGATGGAGACTAACAGCGCGTACCAAGCAAGAAGGATCACCGGACGCGCCCTATCTTGGAATTGTGTAGGGCTTGGATGTTTTCCTCACCGTAGGCAAAGAGGACTGTGGGCATATAGATGCCGCCTTGGTCAAACTTCATATTCGAAGGCATAGGTAACATCGCTGGACAGTCAGCCCAGATCGCGTCGAACCATTTAGCTTTTGTGAATGGCACTAGGCAGATGCCATGTGCGTGATCCATAAACTTCATAGCCCATGGCGTTACTTTGCCGTAGGGCGGGTTCATCCACACGTTGCCAATCCACTCGGAGGCAAGACCGTCGGTCTCTTGTGTGAAGAATGTCTTGCAGGGCGTGTGTGGTGGTCCCTCGGGTGGGCAGGCAACGTCAACATCAAACTCAACACCCAAAGCCTCAAAGAGCCAGGCTGGGGTCCAGTAGTCGTCGGTCGTGGCTGAGGTCTGTGGCATTGGGAATAGGTGAGGTTGTGTGCTCATCGCGCAGCCAGCCTTTCAGCGATTGTCTGAAGGTCTCGAGGACGCCAGACATAACATTCGGCGTGTGGTGCCAGCATGGCTTTCCAGTTCATTTGGGCGTAACTCAACTTGCCTATCTCGGTTTTAAGTTCGGCGAATATTAGCCCGCCGCGGGGATGGGCCATCACGATGTCAGGGAAGCCTGGACTGCCTGTCGTGATGTATCTGCCGGTCCGAGTCATGCTGGGCTGGGCGTGGTGGAGTGACCAGCCGTACTGGTAGGCGAGGGCTTTGACTTGGCTCATGAATGAGGCTTCGCTGATGCCTTTCATTTGTCTTTGCCCAACATAAAGCCACACATGAACACGGCTAACAACATGATGATCAAACTAAACAGGTCAAGCATTAGAACGGCTCTTCGGGTGAGTCGTAACTAGGCGCTGGGGTCTCGCCACTTTTCAGCGTGTCAATATAAGCGCTCGCCTCGCGCTTTGTCATCGCCTGCAGGTTATGCGGCGGGACTTTGCCCATGCTCTTACAGACCGCCCTGATCATGTTCTGTTGCTTCTCGCTTGCTAGGTTGCCGTTCTCGGTAATCTGGGTATCACCGGACATTCTGACAACCTTCTGCATCTCTTCGCGGCTGGGCTTTTTGGTCCAGTCCGCGCCTAAGTATCCCGCTGCAGCTAATGACCTTCCCTGCGACGAAGTGCAACAATTCTCAATCCTGGACGTGGAGTTCACGCCGCGATCTGTCAAATGCTCTTCTGCATAGTCGGTGGCGGTTGGTTGAGTGTCGTCTTTGTCTAGCCATAGGGTGGTTTTGACAATGCATCGAGTTCCGTCGTCAAAGACCAGTTCGGAGTGGATTGCGCCGTTCGGGTGGTCTGCCCAGAACTGTTTGATCCTTTCAGAGACGGGGGTGTAGTCGTCGAGGTTGAAAGCCATCACCAACCGCCCAGAATCCGACGAATGGCAGCGACGTCTTCCAGTTGTGTGTACAGGGTTACGCTGCTAAGACCAAAGTCAAGAGTGATGGCCGTAAAGCTGTCGTACTGTTTCACAATGCATTTCACATTGTCCTTAGTGACGTAGTGAATATTAATACTGCCTACATTTGCTGAATCACTCATCGCCGTCCGCCAATGCTGCGCTTGAGATGTATGACAGACCTTTTGACGGACCGCTTAAGTTCATTGACGGGTGCCACTGGTGGCGGATTGTCTCCGCGATGTCCGGCAACGCGTGAAACGCCCCGACGGCTTCCATGATCAGGCTGGCTTCCTTGAAGCGCAACTCAAGCGCCAGAGTATGGCTGAGGTTGGTTAGTTTGGCGATGAGTTCGCCGGTTGATGTTTCCATTGTTTTTCCTTTGTTAGTTTCCTGAAGTTACACGCCAATGGCGAAGCCCGCCGTTGTCGTAGAGATACCTTGCCACCTTGACGTTGCATCGAGGGTCTAGCAAGGCTTGGATCACATCCTGTTTTTTACAGACAGCCCGTGTCACAGTTGCCCACGATCCCTGAATCTGGAGAAGCCCCACATCGGGGCGTCCTGTTGATTTGCGGACCGCAGACAGGCTTGAGGCGTTACAGCGGGATTCCCTGTAGGCAACTCGAGACATGATCGGGACAATTTGCGCGGGGAAGTGTCTGGCCAGCAGGTTTTCCCATTGTGGGCATGAGTTAGCAGCCGCCTTTGCAGGGGCTGGGATAGATAAGGCGGCGAGAAGGGCGATTGCCATGATGCGTTTCAGGTGCTCTCAACTTCGATAGGCAGCGACCAAGTCAGAAAGGGGAACGCTCGACGCGCGACCGTAACTCTGAGATGTTCGCCTGTTTCCAGATTTGTGAAGATCTGGACGAGTGTCAACTTATCCCCAGAGACTAACTGGTAATATCCCCAGACTGGGATCATGGGCGGTTGGCCATCATTTTGAGGAAAAGCCAGCACGATACCCATCCCATTATGAAACTGTAGATGAATTGCGTATCGGTCATGACAGACCTTTTGCCGTGTCCAGCCCGAGTTGGGTGATTGTGCACACAATGCCCTGAGACCCGCTTGAGAGGGCGCGACGGACGCCTGAGTCTTGGATTAGTCCCGATGTGCGCAAGTCGGAGCATCGCTTCCAGTAACCGCGTATTTCGTGACCTTGGGCTGCAGCTCGAGAGTTGGCTTCCTCATCGGTTAGTCCGAGTGTCGAGTCCGCGTAGATCGCTAGAAGGATGGCTCGATGACTACCTACCCGCATTGGGTTGACTTGGCGCGACGTCTCTGGGTCTGACGACCTGAAGAGGGGCATATCGAACGGCATATCGAAGATGATTTTGGGCATGATTTGTTTCCTTTGGTTAGAGCCATTTGAGTGACTAGAGGTCACTATACACAAAAGGCGAAGTCGATGGTGGATACCCCAATGGAAACAAAGGTACCCACCACCTAGCCCAGACCACGCTCAAACGAGTCTGGAGTCCTATTTGAGCGCCCTGAAGACCTCTTCAAAGTGCTCGGGAGTTTGATTAGCCAGTTCAATATGGAACCAGTTCGGGTTGCCATCATAGGATCCAGCGTTGTCTTCAGCGGTGTAAATCTTGACGCCCGTCTTACCCTCGCCCCTCGAGCAGCGGTATCCGGCACCGTACGACCCGTACGCATACCAGTGCATCTCACATAGCCCCAGCGCTTTTGAGTTGGCAAGGAACCAGTCCCAAATCACCCGCGCTTGGGCTTCGTCTTTGTACTTCAGGTCTGCCGCATAGCCAGTCGCATGCACACTTAGACCGGCATTGTTTCGCATGGGACGATTTGCATAAGTCCCAAGTGAGACCAGACCCCAACGTGCCTTGCATAGTTCTACAAGCTTTGAGGTCACGGGTTGAGTCGTCTTGCCATCCCAGGCTGGATAGTACGGATATGTCCTATTCGCCATCGGTCTTGTCCTTGTCCTTCGTTGAGTTCTTGAGACCATTTGAGGCGAGCAG